ATTATTTTCCATATCTGAATATAGTTTTTTAACTATGTCTACTATTGATCTGTTGCCACCAAAACTTTTAAACACTCTTTTCTTTTGAGATTGTATAGCAGACTTCGAAGTAAATCTTAAATCGTATGTCATAGTATTTTGGTCTTCAACTGCTACTTTTGAAATTTCATATACTATTAAATCATCTCTGGACACAATTATTTCAGATGAATTTGGTTTCAGTGCTCTGATTGTTATAGACTCGCCACCAGTAAATATAAATTTTTCTAATCCACCCGCATAATCGCGTATCCGAATAAAGCCAGAAATTGATGGACTAAAAATATCTTCATAAATTTCCATCACCACAAAAACATCGGTAAGGTATACTCTAGTGCCATTTTTGATAACTATACTCAATTCTTGTAAAGTATACGAATCTACAAAATGTCTGGGGGTTGTTTGTTCGACATTGCCTGTTGGGGCAAAAGTTGACTCGGCGCCTGCACCAAATACTCGGCTATTTGTAAAATTTGGTAATTCTGTTGCCATAATTAATTGTTTCTAGAATATAATATTTCTTGAAGACCTGTTTCGAACTGTATGATATAAGAAAAATCGACAACCTTTATTTTAGCTTTTTCATTGTTGATCTTTATCTCATGTTCAAAGAATGACTCTCTATATTTCAGCGATCCTGGGATTGTTTGCCAATATTCTTCGCTTACTATAATACCTTCTGGTGTATAATAATATTCATAGTTTGACATTGCATAAGATACAGACCCATATTTTTCTTCAATATACTTGTTAAACGTTTGATAATCTTTTGGCCAATCATCGTATAAACTTACAATATTATTTACAAGAAGTATTATATACTCATATTTTGAAGAATCGTATAGTTTATATGAAACTATATCTGGTCTTTCTCCATTTTGAACAAAATAAGGTCTCAAAAAATTTGAATCGGCAGATGATGATATGAGTCTTTTTAGTCTTGCAGATTTTGTAATATCAACTGCTCTTACTTGATCAAATTCATTTACAAAATAATTTACTTTTGGGTAATATTGAAACATATTATCTTAAGGTTCTATTGATTGTTACTGATGAAGATCCACCAGGCGTTGTTGATGTGGTATTTCCCTGTTTCGTATCGGTGATTGAATCGCCAAGTGTTCTTGGAACAATTTCGGTTAATTGAATGGTAATATTTATTTCTGTTGGAACACCATCCTCAAAAAATGTCATTTTTTGCCCACCATAATCTACAGCAACAGAATCGATAACGCAAGGTTTACTTCTAAATAATATTTTCACGAGATTGTCAGTTTTAAACTGTATGTCAAACTGAGTCAGGTGTGGATAACCAAAAAGAAATGAGGATCCGGCGCCAATATTTTTTTCGCCCACTGAAATTCCAGTTGTACTTGGAACTGATGGTGATGATGCTATTCTAAACACAGAAATTATATCCAATGCAGCCTTTGCCTCATCTCTACTCTTAGGTTTTATCATAACAGGAACTTGATATTTTCTGTATTGTGGTCCCTTATAGAGAAGTTGAGTGAATGGGTTAACGGCTGACCTAGCACTAAATTCTGCTTGACCTAAATTGTTTAATCCAGCGGACTGCACAAATCCTTGCGCGCTAGCCAAACCTTTTTGTATGGCATACTTCATTGCTTCAGATGCAGTCAGTGCAAAATTCGCGGCATCAAATCCCGATTTGGTTCTATTTTCATTGAATACCATATCGGAAAGCATACCAAAGTCTGTACTCGATCCGAAGATTGCTTCTGTTCTACTGTATTCCGAAAAGTCTGATATATTGAACTGATTTGGTACCTTTATAAATACTCTTGGTGTATCTGGTATTCTTTCGGCGTATGCATCCAGAAATAGAAATTTCATGAATGGAACATTAAATTCATTCAGAGGACTGTTAGGATATTGAATATTTTGATTGGCGAGGCCAGCTTTTGCATATCTTTGTATTGCGTTTGTGCCTCTTTCTATCGCCACTCTATATCCACTGTCATCTGGATATGAAGTCGTATCATTATCGGCCACTAATGCAAAAGTAGTTATCGTTGACATATATTTCTCCTTTTAACTTATTTATAATACTATGGCGTACAAAGGAAAATTTAAACCTAAAAACTATCAGAAATATGCTGGAGACCCGACCAACATAGTTTATCGAAGTTTATTGGAGCGAAGATTCATGGTTTATTGTGACAATAACCCATCGATACTAGAATGGTCATCGGAGGAAGTTGTCATACCATATTATTCTCCTATTGACAAGAAATGGCACAGATACTTTGTAGATTTTTACGTAAAATATCGAGATTTACACGGTAATATTAAGAAAAATTTAATTGAAATAAAGCCTTCTTCGCAAACAAAGCCACCCAACAAACCAGAAAGTAGTTCCAAACCAACAAGACGCTATTTGAACGAAGTTATGACATGGGGTGTGAATCAAGCAAAATGGAAAGCAGCAATTGAATATTGCAAAGACAAAAATTTTGAATTTAAGATAATTACTGAAAAAGAATTGACATAAATAGAATCAATGAAACTCGGAACATTAAATGCTAATTTTTAAACAGATATTAGATAGAGGAATTTCTGCTGATATTCTTCCTGGTAGAACGCTTTTTGCCAGAGATTGGTATCGTGACGCGGCAACTCAAATAGCTTCTAATAGAGTTTCACCAGGAAGAGTTCAACAATCTTTTGATTCAAAAAGAAAAGTGTCTAGATTAGAACTCGGAAACATGTATATGTTTGTGTACGATCCAAAAACAAAGATGGATCTACCATACTACGATACGTTTCCACTAATATTTCCTGTAGAAATGCACACCAATGGATTTTTAGGCATTAATTTTCACTATTTACCTTTAATTTTACGTGCTAATTTGATGAACGCCATATATTCAACGGCTACAGATAGAAGATATGATGAAAATACAAAAGTTGTTTTGACATATAGTATACTAAAACGTGCGTCTAAATATAAAGCATTTAAACCTACACTAAAAAAATATTTGAATTCACATGTTCGATCTCCATTTTTAGAGATATCTGCTAAAGAATGGGATATTGCACTGTTCTTACCAACAGAAAGGTTTAGAAAATCTTCGAAAGATACAATCTGGAAAGAAAGCAGAGAGAAAATCTAATATGTTTGCACTATCATCATTCAAAAATAAGTTAAATAATTTAACCAGACCGAATAATTTTTATATTGAAATTGATCCCCCGACATATATTAGAAATGCTATAGTCAGTAGATCGCGGTCGATACTGTCTGGCAGTGCTTCAATATCAGGGAAAACTTGGCTCGATAGAATAGCATCAAATTTCTCTCCTTCCAAAGGAATAAATGATTCTTTTAGGTTTAGATGTGAATCATCGGAACTTCCAGGCAAAACAATCGCCACTTCAGAGGATGTTTCATTTGGTCCGACAACAAAGCATGCATACGATACTACATATAGTGATATAAATTTAACAGTCATGGCCGGCGAAGATATGATTGAAAGAGCATTTTTTGAAATATGGATGGAAAACATAGTAAATAACACTAATCTGGCTGGCGGCGGCATGGGGTCTAAAGCAGGTTTGATTAAATATTATAATGAGTATGCCGATGGTCAGGTTAGAATGTACCATACAGACAATTCTGGAAATGTTGTTGCGAGATATACTTTATATGAAGCTTATCCAATTCAACTCAGTACGATGAATTTAAATTGGGAAGAGCAAAATACGTATCAAAGATTTTCTGCCACCATATCATATAGATATCACGTAGTCGAATTTGCTCCAGCAGTCGCACCAGCAGTAACTGTAAGTGTTACAGATGCCTTAAAGGCAGCCACTACTGGACAAGGAAGTGCATCTGACGTTCTCGCGGCGTTAAAAGCACGAAGTGGACGGGTATAATAATTTTAGTTGTTACTTTATTGAACAAGGAGTAGAATATGGCTTTACCAAAACTTAAATCACCAATATTTGAATTGAAAATCCCTTCAACTGGAAAATCTATCAAATACAGACCTTTCTTAGTGAAAGAACAAAAACTACTTTTGATGGCGCTAGAGAGCCAAGAAACGGAAGAAATGTTTCGAGCAATCAAGCAAATCATTAATAATTGCGCAGTCGATGAGATTGATGTAGATGATTTGCCGATGTTTGATTTGGAATATTTTTTCTTACGGCTTCGTGCAAAATCAATTGGAGAAACGATTGAACTTAAACTAAAACATAATGATGGGAAAAATTCAAAGGGTGTTGAGTGTT